CAATAAGATTAGCGTCTGCGTCCATTTGCGCTTCTAGCTCTTGTTGATTTTCTTCTGTGGCTTCGTCGTAAATAGACAAAGAGCAGATGATGTTGCCGTCACTGTCAGCGATGCTAGTAGAATCCCAAGAGTGTTCAAATTTTTGCCAAGGAGTAGTAGAATTTTTCATGTCGCAGGAACTGTAATTGTTTTCGGGGGAGTTGTCAAGGCAATTTCACACAATTCGTCAAATTTTTTCAAAGCGTCAGCTTCGATTGTGTATGTCCATCCTTTTGATCCCCAAGATTCATCGCTAGGAGCAAATTCTGCTGGAGGAATTACGTTGCCCATGATTTCGCGCCCATTGTGTGATTGAATGGTGATTACTTCATAGCTGTTGTATTTCTTTTCTTGGAAAAGTCCTACGTTGCCTGATCTTTTAATCAATAAAAAATCATTACCATGTTTTCGATAGTTAGTTAATTGTTTCATTTTGTTTTTTCTACCATTTTGCCTCCCAGAGAATTGAATCTTTTCCAAGAATTCTTTCCATTGTGTTCATTTGATCAATTGTTTCGCTGATTTCTTCTTCACTGATTTGTTCATCATCTTGATTAAGTACGCGAGATGGATAAGGACACTCTCTTACCAACTCCATGATGGGCATCAAATAGCGGCGATAGTCGCCCATTGTCCAAGTTTGCCCACCATCGTCGGAGTATTCGTAATAATAAAATTTATGCTTCATTTTGTTGATTAATTGTCAGAGAAAAGAGCGATGATTATCGCTGTTGCGTATGCCGCCCAAACAAAAAACAGTTCAGGATTGCGTTTGTGGAATTCCCACTCTTCGCGCATATGTTCTTTGTATTCTTGCCATTTCATAGTTTTGGTGTTTCGTAAGGGTATCCATATACTTCGCATAAATCTTTCCAGTTATTGTCTGCAATGATAAAGCTTCTATGTTCGCGGTGATAGTATCGCTCGAATCTTTCTTTGCGAACTCCTTCAGTAAATGGATTTAGTTTTTCGTCGTAAGGTTGGAAGTTGTTTTTGCGCATCGCAGCGATGACTAATTCCAAATCTTCTTTTTGTCTTTGTTTAGAGGGTCTCATTTTTCTGACTATTTTGTCTTCGATAATTATCAAATCTTTCGATCAGATTGTCAAGTTCTAAATTGTGATATTTTCCTTTTGTGATGACCGCTCCATCTGCTTTCAAAAATGAATAACGAGTGGATAGGCGAATATTTTTATCGGGGTCTTCTATTGTAATTGTGATTGTTTCGTTGCCTGTCATTATTTCAATAGTTCAGGGTTTTCGAAGATGTTGCCGATTACTTTAAGGGTATTCTTTTTATGCCAACCGATTTGGATTTTAACTCCAAGGTCGAATCCAATTCCAGACCATTTCACTTCAGACAGAACTGATTTTTTAACCATAAAATTTCCTGGCTCACAACCCTCAAGAATTTCCCCATTTTTTAACTTAAAACAACTAACATCATATATTCTTTCGAGAATATCGCCTTCGTAAATCTCTACACCATTCTTGTCTTTAAGACCAGTGTATTGTTGATAATCCAATCCATGTGGATGTTGCTTCCAATAGAATATATGTGGATGAATTTCACCGATACCATTTGCATCGGTTTTCATTCTCCAGATGTATTTGTTAGTCACCCACTCTTTTTTTAGATTATCCCAAATTCTGAATTTTATTTCTCTCATTGTTTAAAAGTTCAGGGTTCTCGAAGATGTTGCCGATGACTTCAATATCATTGGGATCTTCAATGCTATATCCATAAACAAATCCGCAACATCCGCAGTTCCAATCTAACTTAGATTCAACCTGTTGGACTTTATGATTGTGTTTGAGAATATCACCTTCGTAAATCTCTACACCATTCTTGTCTTTAAGACCAGTGTATTGCATGACTTTGCTCCATTTCATCCATTCTGCAAAATCCCACAAATCTCCCCCGCTTCCGCTCATTGCATTATGCTCATAATGAGCGGTTGTAATGTTATAATGCATTTTATTTTCGCGCCAAGCTCTAAATTTAATTTCTCTGTTCATGCTTCTAATAGTTCAGGGTTTTCAAAGCTGTTGCCAATTACTTTGCCTAAATGAGAACGGTTTTGAACATAAGGATGAGTTGCCGCAACAATTGGATACTTTTGATCACTATAAAGACCTTCTGTTCTATTAAAACAAATAAAGTCTCCCTCATAAATCTCTACTCCATTTTTGTCTTTCATGCCAGTAAATTGAACAAGAACATATCTCGGCTCATTAACAATCTCACTGCCACGAAAATAATAATTAGGAGCAGGATTGGCATTATAGCGCGTTTCACGATCACCATCAATTGCACCAACAAAATCAGTTAGCTGCCCTGTGAATGGATCAATCTGCCAATTACTGAAACAATGCAGCGAGCAATCGTTCTCAGCCCATGCTTTGGCTTGTCTATCCCAGATTCGAAATTTAATTTCTCTCATATTATTCTTTTAATAACAAATTCTTACTTGTTGCCATGATGGAGCATTCATCCAGTCTCTCTCATCATTTGTGATGACTAACCACTCTTGCCCCGTGCCAAATGTAATACGATTATCTTGTTTGTCAATAGTAAAATCATAAAGATCACATTCTTTTAGAATAGAAAAGATTTCATCAACAGAATAAAATCGTGAATACCATAAGGCATCACCATCTCCACCAGCAGAAATTACTTCCGCAATTAACCAGTTGATTAAGTTTTTGATGTGTATTTTTTGTGTTTCGTTGATGGGTGTGTATTTTTTGCTCATATTATTCTTTTACTAACAAATTATTGATTGTTGTTATTTGTTCATTAATAATGAACCTTCACTAAATCCCTCTCTATATGCTACATTTAAGGCTTTTGCTATTTCGCAGCAAGATTTTCTACTTAAATTATCTCCGAGAGTGATAGCAAGTCTACCTCTAAATTGAACACCTTCAGAACAAACCCTGTAAGGTTCTTCAAATGAAAATGCTCCTACAATAATATCCTTGTTTAGTATATCGTCAGTATTGGCCATCATATTATTAGTTGTGTTCATCGCAGCGCGTTTTCCACCATCCTGTGCTGCGCAACTCACCATCTTTACCACAGACTTCGCAGACTGTCAAGGATTTTTCTTCCCATTTGCGACAAATACCATAATATTCATCGCGATAGATTTCCCATGCACCCTCACTCTTTTCCAAATCACCTTGGGGAGTGAATTTGCCAAATTTTTCTTTGATAATGCATCCTTTGTATTGAAAGGTGTGACCTTCTGCGGCAGCTTTTTCAGCAAGCTTCTGCAAGTCTTCACAAAAGCCGATTACAATATCTTTCCAACCGATACCATGTTCAAAACCATAGCGTAGATTCACCATATCTTCTTTCTTGACGAAATCTTTGTAGTATTTTTCCCAAATATCAATAACATACTCCGATGGTTCTAAGAAAATCTTGGGAAATTTTTCGACGACTGGTAGCCAGTCTTTGTTTACGTGTTCTTTAATGAATTCCATAATTTTAAAATTTGTCCACCCATGCTGGATATCGAGGTTTTGGTTTTGTTTCCCTTTTTTATTGTTTATTGAGCTTCTTGTCAAGAACTAATTGCTTCTGACGAAAGAATATTTTGGTCCGTCGATTACCATTGCTGTAATGTAACCATCAGGCAAAAACGATCCCGTGTCAATACAAATTCTAAATCCATCATCAACAACTCCACCTCTTTGGATAGAGTGACCACAAACAACAGTTTTGCCAGATTTGTGTGGATAAATTTCTCTGAATGAGTCCCAAATGCATCGCCACTCTTCCTGATCTTCTACATCTTGTTCGTGAGCCAAAAATCCATGAACAAAAATGTGGTTTTCGGTTTCGTAAGTGAGTTTTAAATTATTTAAAAATTGACCATGAAGTTCAAGCATTTTATGTAACGCTCTAGTGAGATAGCCGTCTCGAACAGCTTTGCAATCATAAGATTCCAAGCATTCATAGCCTCCATGCATCATCCATGACTTTTGCATTTGTGCGCTAGATATTTGACCGCTAGACCATTTCATAGATTCCAAAGCCATTCTCTCATGATTCCCCAGCAGAGTAACCAAATTGCACTTATCCTCAAGAGACAAAACAAAATCAATTACACCTTTACTATCTTTGCCGCGATCAATGTAATCACCAAGAAAGACGATGGTATCATCTTTAGTAAAAGATAGTTTTTTGAAAAGATTTTTAAGGTGATCGAGTTCACCATGAATGTCTCCGATAGCTATTGTTTTGCTCATTTTTTGTGTATAATGTTTTTTGATTCATTTGATTAAAAATCGCTCCAGTATCGTAAAAATCGCCAACATAACGATCAGTAATACCGCTGGAATCCAAAGTGGACTAAAAACCCACCACCACGACCAGTGAATCTGCTCGGTTAATTTAAGCGCAATAAACACGCCAGTCAAAAAATAAAGCACTCTGGCTTGTTTAACTTCTTCCATGTTATTGTTTTGCTTTAAGCTGTTCAATTTCTTTTCGAGCATCCTGCAATTGTTTGCGCAAAATAGGCACACAGCTACAATGAACTTCATCAGCATAATCTGCATCCACATGTTTCGCGGCATCATGCCATTCATCAAGCTCATCTGTCGCCTTTTGCAAACGATCCTTTAAGGAAACTACTTCTTCAAAAAGAGTTTTGCCGCTATCGAGATGATTCTTGCCAATGATTAGAAACTCGCAGCATAGATCGTGCTGTCCTATTGCGTATTGTTGTCTTTTGTTCATTATTTTTTTTGTTTAAAACGCTTTCCGATATTTTTGTTATTGTCGTCAGGAGCAAAATCATTATAAGGAACAATACAACAACAATAGCTCCACTTTGTTGCCATGATAGCAGCTACTCCATTAATGGCATCAGACTCTTCCCTTGTTTCGGGAATAAGCCACAAGACTGTGCTGCTTAGAGGCAGCGTGAAACCGTCTTCTTGAGCTTCTTCGTGTGTGTCTATTACAAAAGCTTCGCATGTTGCCAAAGAGCCATCATCCAAGTATTGAGGTTTACGATCAATATGTGTAGACGACATTGTATATACCACTTGAAGATACTTATGATTTTTACTAGCGAAATCCACTAACCATTGACCTCTTTCGTTTTGGGTCACATTGATGTTTTTGATGACTATTTTGTCTTCAAGTTTAGCGGTTTTGTGTTTTCGTATTTTTTCTAAATGGTATTTCATATTTTATTATTTTTTATTGCAGAAGCACCTTGTATTGCGGAGCGCCATGCTTCGTTTATTTGTTTTTGTTGCTCCTGTCTTTTTTCTTCGGCGACTTTCACGGCAATTTCAAAACCGTCTTGATCGCACTCGAATTGACTGACAGCATTCGCAAGCATAGAGTGAACTTCGTTTAATGTCAATGCTTTCATGTCAGACTCTGAATATGACCAGCCGCGAATGTATTCTGCTAATTGTTCGAAGGTATATGTTTTCATTGATCAATAAATTTGCTAACTGCCTTAACAGAAGGAAAGGAAAAAGGATTTTGCCTCAATTGCTTAGCGATCTCTCCTTGTATGACATCATGATATAAATCATATAATAAGCGATTGGCAGCAGCTTTATCTCGGATTAAAAAGCTTTCCCTTTTTTGATAACTGGAAATTGTATTGTATAAATCTACTTCTTTCGATGCCCTTTCATTGAGAAGTCGAACAGCTTCTTCGTGAGTTGTGTTTTCGGTGTTGTTTGTCATTTTATTGTTTGGTTGAGTTATCAGAGTTCGATGTCGGCAGCGATGCCATCACAGAGGCGTTCGGCAGAAGAAATTCACTATGCTCGTAGAATACCCTACCACCATCTATCGGTTCGCATAACCATCCATCTCCTAGCTGACGCTCAATGAGCTTTACAGTTCGCTTTGATCTTTCGTGCCATGCTGTCATGCCTAAGCTAAAGCCTTCAGGCATTCTTACCATCGAATCGTCAACTCCATTTTTCATGCTTTGCGCCATCTTGAGGATTTTTTAATATCGGGGTTTTCAATACAAAAGTCATCGCTTTCAAAAATCAGATGACCATCACCATCCCAAGCCCATGCGACTTTGAGATTTGTTTCTGAATCAATAAAACAATGAATACTGTCTCTTTCTTCGTCGGTGCATTCTTCGATGTATAAATGTTCACCTAGCAACATAGGGGCGTATTTATCAAAACCTTCGGGAAAAGGAACGAATGAATCGCGCAGTTTGAAGTTCGAATAACAACCTCTGCCCTCGCTAGGAAAAGCATATTCCAAAAGAGATTCGCCTAAAGTGCATTCATCTTGTTTAGCAAATTGTAAAATGTAATCGTCAAGTTTCATCGCTGCGGAGGAATGTATGGTATTTTGTGGATGTTGTCAAGATATTTTTATTGATTACTCAAAATGAATTACTTCGCTAGAGCTATAGGCTTAAACCACTCTGGAGGTTTGCGTTTTGTCCATTTGCAAAAAGAAGCTTTATCGTAATTATAATATTCACGGTATTTGTGGACAACTGAAAGATTTTCAAAGTTAGGATGGGTGCGACAACGCTGTTCCTGTGAAATAGCAACGGCGAATTCTGTTTGCTCTATTGCGTCAAACTTGAGTTCGTGGCGATTTTTGTTTACCCACATAAGAATTGAGGCAGATTTATGAAATTTGCCATAACGGAATGTATATTCATCGCAAAGAGCAATGGCATGGTCAAATAGCCAATCAAAATTTTTCTTAGATGCTCTAGCCCAAATTGCGCTCGGATGATTAAAATGAGTCTTACGATATGGAGCTTCAATGCCCTGCATCCAAAAAGCGGTGCAAAGAAGCTGAGTTGCTTCCAAAATCATTTTCACATTATGTTTATCGCAGTGGTATTGAGCTGCAACCACTGGATCGGTATCGAGGCAAAAAATGTTCATGCGTTAATGCTATCTAATAAAAATTAAGAGTCAAGAAAAATATTAAAATAATTGTAACACCAGATCAATTTAGTGTATTTATATGTATGAAGCTAATTGATGTAACCTGTAACCGCCAAGAAAAAACAAAAACAAAAGGAATAATTTACGCTATCGCAAACACCAAAACTGGCAAAATTTATATTGGGCAAACAATTCATTCTTTCAATGATAGATATTCTGGAGGAAAGTGGTGGCTTTATTCAGATAACAATGATCTAAAGCAAGATTACGAGATTTATAAAAAATATTTTAAAATATTTATTTTAGAAAACGAGCTATCTGTTGGTGAATTAAATGAAAAAGAAACTTTTTATATACAAAAACTAAATACATTGTCTCCAAATGGATATAATAAAACTTTAGGTGGATTCAACAAATCTCTTTGCGAAGAAGCTAAAACAAAATTATCTCAAATAAGAATTGGCGCATATGCTCCGTCCAACAAAAAAAATTCGAAATTTTTAGGGGTGAGGTATTGCAAGCGTCATAAAAAATTTAAATGTTGTTTTGAAAATAAATTGTTAAAAAAAGTAAAGTATTTTGAAGATGAAATTACAGCGGCAGAATTTAGAGATTTTATTTGTTTATATCTTCACGGTGTCGATAATTGTATATTAAATTTCCCAGAAAAACTTTCTTACTATCTTTCTTTTGATTTGGAAGAAAAATTTCAAGAATTTTTATCTCCAAAAAATAGGGCTGGCTTATATCGCAACGCTATACCATTACCAAATAAAAATAAATTAACCAAAATGTTAAGATTTATGAATACAACTCACCTGTGTAAAATATTTAAAATTAAAAAAAATAATTTATCTGTAAGATTGCATAATTTAGACATTTGGCCCAGCAAAATATCAAATAGGTTAGATAAAAAACAATCGGAAAGGTTTTTCAAAAGATATATGAATTTATATATTCAGAAAAATAACCTAAATAGCGGAGATGCTGATACATACGAGTCCTAATTTCATGTGCGGATGATAACAGTAAAGTTGTTGGTGTCAAGGATTTTTTTTAATCAATATAAAGGCGCAATGTTTCTTTGTTGAATACTTGCCCCGAAATATTCTCCATGAACTCGACAATCGCGCTGTTGATGTTGTAGCCTTTGTCTTTGTATTTCATGAGGCGCTTGATAGTCGCAGCGGGATAAGTGACTGTGTTGATAGAAAGTTTTTTTGTTTTAATATCACGCAAAAATTTACGCGACAAGTAAATGTATTCGTCATCAATCGCAGCGCAGGTCGCATTGAAATCAAAACCTCCAACAACTGCTTCGGGAGTTCCCCAGCATTCGAGAATTAATTGTATTTTAATATCCCCTTGTTTGTAGGTAAACAGCTTTCCCTCTGGACATGAGAAGACTAGTTTGTATTTTTCTTTTTTTAGTTTTTCTCGAATAGTGTGAACGGCGGAAGAGTAGGTGATCTTTTTTTCTATGTTGCTTGATCCCGAACCAAAATCTACTGCATCGAATGATTCAATCAACTCGACAGTCATGGGTTGATGCGTAAAGAAAATATCGAAATCGGCGATTTCCTCTTGATTGATTACCGAGCGAACAGATCCTCCCGCCACAAAACAACCGTATTGAAATATATTCAAGAGCCACAGAGGTGCAATTTTATTCAGTCTGCTTTTGCGTAAATGAGACAACTTAATTTTCATGTGGCGCACAGAGTAACATTTCGTAGCAGCTTGTCAACAAAAATCTTGCCGCGAAAATTTTTTCAAAAAACTTGTTGACATGTCCACTATTTCTGATTACTATTGCCCCCGACATGAAAACGCAACTCAACACATCACCTATCTTCACTCAAGGAATTGAATCTTCGCAAGTGTCCAACATGGATATGGATTTGGAAGGCATGAAACAAGCTTGTCAAATCTTCCGCGACAATATCTACACCGATAAAATTCTCGCCGTTGTGCGTGAATGGGTAAGCAACGCTGTCGATGAACACTTGAAACACGGCATCGAGAATCCTGTTCAAACTGGCGTAAAAGAAGGTCGCTTCTTTGTTCGTGACTTCGCTAACGGTTTGGACGACAACGGCATTCGCAACGTGTTTGGCAAATATTTCCGCTCGACAAAGTCGAACAGCGATCAACCTATCGGTGGTTTCGGCGTAGGTGCAAAAGCAGGTCACTGTTATCAAGATGTTTTTTACGTTACTTCTTTCTATAATGGCACAAAGACAGTGTATTCGTGTGTTCTTGGCGGCGACGAATCTGGCGCATCTATTGGTCAGGTGGTTGAAATGTCGCAAGAACCAACTACTGAAAGCGGTTTGTTGGTAGAAATCGACATTAAAGAAGATCGCTCGAATCATGGCGATACTGGCACGTTTTTAGTTTACGCTCAAACTATGGCTGCTACTGCTACGTTGGCTAAAGTAGAAGTAGTGGACGATAGTGGACACTCGCATGTAATTAAAGAAATCAAAAAAACCCTGATCTTGGAAAAAGACGGCATTCGATTCTATTCGTTTGAAGATAAACCAGAGTCTTTTTTTGGTAGACATTACGCCATCACCATGGGTGGAGTTAAATACAATACTCCTGATAGCTTTAGCGAGTTTGCATTTGAAAAAAACTGCTCTCCGCAAACATTCATTCAGATTGATGTTCCTGTTGGATTTTTTGAAGTTCCTATTTCGCGAGAGTTTTTCCGTGAGACTGCAAAGTTCACCAACGGCATCGCCAAGTGTGAAGCAATTCTTGGGGAATTTATTAATCAACAGAAACAATCTCTTGGAGACTTGCCACTGTCCGAATTGTGCTTCAACAAAAAGAATCAATCGCAATTTTTTAAATTTAAAAATTCAGCATTCGTTCATGCTAAAGTCGCGATGTCTCTTGTAAAAGTTGGTGTATCGGGCGATGAGTCTCACCCAGCCTTAGATCATAAAGGTCGCAAGTTTGTTGCTATCGTTTCCAACTCCCACTATCATCGCTGCGATCAAGTTGAAAAGCTTAAAAAATGGTGTGCCGACAATTCTAAAACAGCTTTCTTCGTAACGAAAGATTGCATGGAGCATATTTGCGCGGCGATTGCGCATCACCAAGTTGATTCTGATTTAGTGTTCCGACCAGTTTCTTCACTTTACCCAAAACAAAAAGGTGGTGGTTATACTGATGGAAAGTTTTCAGTTTATCGTCGTGGTTACGGTTCGTCTTTCCGCGCTTCGGCATTAGAACTTCATAATCGTTATTGGGGTGTTGATCATTCTGTGGACGATGCAAAAGATTTTCTGGCGGAATTAGCTCAAAGCGATTCTCTTTCACAGTTCAAAAAAATCGTTATGTATGCTAATGGATTTGAAAATTCTTATTCGTTTTCGTCTGTTTCCTTGAAAAAAGATTTGGCTACTCTTGGATATTTGAAATATGATGATAGCGCTACGAAAGACACGTTGAACAAATTGTATGAAATTAGCGGAAAAGCACAGTCTGCTCGATCTGCATTGCATAGTCGATTTACTGCGTGTAAAAATCTATTGACAGATAAAACACGAAACATTTTGCTGCACAGAATCAACCAAGATGTTTATAATCCAAAACTTTCAAAAACAATGGACTGCATTGAAAAGATCGTTGAGGAATTAAAAAACAATAAAAATGAATTAGTATCAACCTTTACGAACTTGGCACTCAAAAGTTACTACTTCCAACCTTGTCGCTCTGATGTGAGAAAATTCATCAAAGCCTCAAAATAATCCTTGACAAACACTCAAAATAACAATACATTAACTCCGCATGAAGTATATCATCAATCAAACTGGAATCGTCCTATTCATGAACAACAAACCGCAAAAGTTTGTTAGCTCAGACCCTAAATATGCAGCGATTATCGCGGCATTACGCTTGCCATCCGACAAACAAGAGGAGGCAATTAACAAAGCTCTGCAAGAAGCAGATGTGAATCTTAACATTGAACAAAAAGGTTTTAGTGTTAATAATACAACAAAAGAAGTCTCGTATTATGGAGAACTGCTTCCAGCACCATTGGCGCAGAAAGTGTTTTCTTTGATTGAGCAGAATATTCCAGTGACTCTACTAGAAAAGTTCTGGGAAAACCTCAAGCAGAATCCATCATATAATTCTGTTCGCGAACTGTATGACTTTTTGTCTTACAAAGAACTTCCGATCACAGAGGATGGCTGTTTCTTGGCGTATCGTGGTCTTCATGACGACTTCTATTCTGTATCTGGTAATCTGGAAACAAAAGTGCTGCAAGGCACTGTAAACAGCAAAGGGCAAATCTACAATGGCGTAGGTGAGCATATCGAAGTGCAACGCAACTGCGTTGACGATGATCGCAATAACCACTGTTCGTTTGGTATTCATGCTGGTTCGTGGGACTATGCTCGCGGATGGTCTCGCGGCAAAATGGTCGTCGTAAAAATCAATCCAAAAGATGTTGTAAGCGTTCCTTCTGATTGTAATTGTCAAAAACTACGCTGCTGCGCTTATACTGTCGTGTCAGAAGTTCAAGGTGAAATCCTTGCTCCTGCCACAGATAATGATGGCGAAGCTTTGGAAGATCAATCTTTTAAAGAAGAAGTCGGCAATCGTAACAAGGTGATTGATAGAGTCGAAAAATACCTGAATCGTAAACTCGATGAAGGTGTTGAGGATGTCGCTTTCAGAGCGATCCAAAGCTGCTTCTCTCCTGATTGCCCTAGCATGGCTGAGATTGCTGATGCTGTGAATGCTTTAGGCTTCACTTGGTATTCTCAAGAAGGTAAGAAATTTGTTGATTTGCGTTAACTAAAATGAGGGGGCGAAAGCCCCCTCATAAATTACTTATGGCTACAAAAAATAACATTACAGGCGACGAGATAAAGAGCAAAATTCTTTCAAAACAAGGTCGCGAAAATTGGGATAAAGCTTTTGCAAAAAAGACAGCAATCGAATGGGCGCAGCTTGATGAAATAATTATTTTAGATCCTGATGGATTCAGAGATAACGATGGTGTTACAATTGAAACGCCGATTTCTTATGCTGAATATAATAGGCGCATTTGTCATGCAACCGTCATGATGAAAAAAAATCCCATTTAATCAATTTTTAAGTGTAAAAATAGACATGACAGAAGTACTTATTCCTATCGTCTTGGATATTGTTAAAGCTTACCCATGGTTTCCAGTGGTAACAAGCGCTGTCGCACTAGCTTCTGCTGTGGCTGCTGTGACTCCGACACCTAAAGCTGGAAGCACTTGGTCCAAAGTCTACAAAGTAGTCGATATTGTCGCTTTGAACTTTGGCAAAGCTAAGCAAAAATAATCATTAAAATAGATTAAAAAATCCCACTGAGCTAGAGAAATAAAATACTCTGGCTCAGTTTTTTTTGTTGACAAGTCATCGGTATTAATATACTTTTGGCGCGTGAGAAAAAATCAATTAATCGAACAGTTGCAAAAAATCAAAGGCAACCCCGAAATCAAAATGTGGAATGGTCTTGTTGAAGATTGGATGAACATTGAAATTGTGGAATGTGAATTGGTGAAACGATGCGCAGAACATATTCGTTTCTGTATTGAAATGGAGTGGAAACGACAATACAAATCTTGGGAAATCCCCGCTGATGTTCAACAGCATCTTGATCAGATCATCAAAGAGCAAATTAAAACGGAAGAGTGGGAATTCCCGAACCGATACCTAGATGAAAAGGGAGAAAAAGAATGGTATGGTAAGAACAGAAAAAAGGTCGTGATAATCGAATCGACGAAAAGAAATAAAAGCGTATACGATCGACTTGGAGAAATCAGTTATTAATATGAAACTACCAAACAAAGAAGAATTTAATTACAAAGATTGCGTCATCGCTGGTGACGAATGTTGGCTCATTACGCCGAAAGACATGAGTGTTAAATGGAACGATGAAAATGCTCGTTTCCGTTCTTGTGTGGTGCGTAAATCCGATAATTTCGTAATCAGCCAAGGATTTCGCAAATTCACTAACTTTGGAGAGCAACCAGCATTTGAACCATGGAAAGATTGTTGGAAATTTGAAGCGAGACACAAGTTGGATGGTAGTCTTTTAATCGTTTCTCGATACAAAGGTCAGTGGATTATCAGAACCCGTGGAACTATAAATGCTCGTTTACTGCCCAATGGTTATGAGATTGATTTGTTGGTGGAAAAATATAAAAAATTCTTTAAAGATAGTGATGCTTTTGATAGTGTATCAGCATTAGAGCAATCTTGGTTATTTGAATGGACTACTCCGTCCAATATTATTGTATTGAAAGAGTCCGATGAGTATGAATTAACTTTAATTGGTATTGTTTCCAATGAGGATGCAGTATACTATAGTCAGGCATATGTAGATATATGTGCGATTCAATACGATTTTAAACGTCCAGAGATGTATCATTACAATTCTGTTTCAGAGTGCATTGCTGATGTTACTGCTTGGAAAGGTAAAGAGGGCGTTGTCATTTACTCTCCCAATGGTCAAACTCTCAAGAAAATCAAAGCAAGTGAATACTGTGAACTTCATAAAATTGCTACTGGAATTAAAAATGTAAAAAATGTTCTGGATGTATTTATGGAGTCCCCAAAATTCACCAAATATGAAGATTTCTATAGCCATATTGAAAAGTTACTCGACTTTGAGATCGCGGAAAAATGCAAACCATTTATCCAAGAAATCACTGATGCCTATGCTAAATTCGTAAAGTGCGTAGATAATATCAACCAGAGGATGCTATTCATTCGTGATTATTCCAATCGCAAAGAACAAGCGATGGCAATTCAAGAAGAGTTTCGTGATTGGAAGACTGCTATTGCATTTCTTCTACTTGACAACCGTGAAATTGATGACAAAGTCGTGCGCAAAGCAATGGAGAAAATCTTAGAAATCTAAAACATGATACTCATTAACAGATACTTTGAAAACGAGCGTGAGCTTTGGGGCGAACACATCTATTGTGAAGATTTGTGCCGCGACAATGATATTGAGAGCAATGGCTTTACGCCGATTGTGGCGCGAGGCAGCATCGCTTTCGACAACAGCGTGAAGTTCACGCTAAAGACTCTTGGGTTGCCTGATTTACGCTTTCCATTCAACAATGACCCAAAGTATTACAATTACTCTAATTGGGGATATTTGCCGAATTTGCTCAATCATGAATTTTTGATCTGTGATAAAAATTTTACTTTGGATGCGTTAAAAGCTTTCGGAAAATTATGGATTCGTTGCGCGAGCGGCAATAAGAATTTTACTGGTGGAGTATTCACCAAAGATGAATTTGAACAAGAGCTTGAATATTTAAAACAAGTTAATTGTGATGATATTGACTTTGTTATAGACAGAGCGAAACAAATCAATCGTGAATATCGTTTCGTATTCGTTGGCGGCAAAGTGATTAGCAGTAGCCTCTACATGGAAAACGGCAATCCAAAACAAGGAGAACCAGCACCTGACGATCTCATTAAGTTCGCGCAGAAATGGTTTGATATTCAATGCATCTTGCCCAAAAGTGTCGTAGTGGATATTACTGATGACCAGAAGATTATTGAAATCAATAATTTGTTTACAAGTGGATGGTATAGCTGCGATCTGGAGAAAATTATCGCGGCAGTGAAGAAAGAGCTTGACAAATTCAAACACTAACGTATATTGAGCGTATGGAAAAAGATCCTGATATTCTTGACGTTTTACGTCATTATAACAAACTTTCACAATCAATTCGTATTATTGAAGACGAATTAGAAACGATTCGTCAAAATATTCCCCGCGCAGCAGACGAAATTGAGAAGCTGAGAGAGGAAAATAAACAACTTAAAAAACAATTAAAACAATCATGAAACAAGTTAAATTAATCATCGCGGCAGTGAAAAAAGAACTTGACATCTTCAAGAGATAAGTTATTCTGGGGCGCATTCAATAAATATGAAAGAAACATTAACACTAAAAGCAGAAGAAGCAAGACTAATTGCTTATGGCGACCACGAATTGTTCGAAACTGTAACATCAGAGATTACAGACGCAACCCGATGGTCAATTTGTTATGAAAACATTGCCAAGCGGATTTCTGATGGTAAATTTTTCAAGCTCAATTATCAAGTTGGCGCAACCGAAATGCAAGATGAATCACCTTATGAATGGGAGGATGAAGTCTCTATACCCGAAGTATTCCCTGTAGAAAAAACAATTATCGTATACGAATAACATGCCTAAATGTTTATACTGTCGAAAGGCGGAAGCTTCATGGGTTTATATGCCTAGTGGTGAATACGCCTGTGATGACTGTGTGCCGCGAAAATGTTCCTGTAATATGGAGCCGATAGATGGCGATTGGGAAAACGAAAATGAAAGTAATTGGGACTATATAAAAGATGAAAAAGGAAAACATTTGCCTTGCTGTGAATGGGAACAGATAACAATAGAATAATATGACAATTTTCGAAAAACGAATGCAAGCAGTAATTTTAAAATTGCGAGAGCAAACTGAGTCTGCGGAATATCAACAACTAACCAGTTGGCAAAAGACTGCATCTAATCGCCAAATACTCAGGGACAGTCGTGAGGGCGACTATCTGATTAAAGTCAGTCGCAACAACGTTCTTAACTTTTGCGGTGAAGATCAGCAATACATCGACTACACATACATTCGTCATGGATGGTTTGCTTTAGGACCTCGTAAAGATGCTCAATGGTTCACTGGTGCTGAAGCCTATGAATGGCTCAAAGGAAAGAAAGGATTCGCAGTAGTAAAAAGATAAACATATGAATAAAATAGATTTTTTAAATAAAGGTATACGATTCTTCAAGGATGAGATCAAAGAAATTCGTCGAACTGTTGAAATCTTTGAGAAACAAAGGGATGAAATCATTTTAAATTCTCAATTTACATGGAATGATAAGACATTCAATGTTTCTGATATGCGATGGTTTAACGAATGGATGTATGAGGATTGTCCTTATACTCCAGGATTTAAAAGCTACACTGAAACATTGCATATATTTTCCACAGACGGCAAATCTATCCATTTTAGCTTGCCTGAAAACAAACACGGATGGTATGATGAAAAACACCAACAATTCAAAGACTTCGAAGATTTCTTTATTGACAAATTTGGAGTATCGTTTAAAATGGTATTAAAAAAAGGAGAAGTGAAAGAACAATAATATGTTAGAAGAAAGCATGGAAATCGCAAGACAATATCTTGAGAAAGAAAAAAACGGTACATTAGACCTAAACAATCTAACTGAAGATGAACAACAAATGCGTATGTTTAGTAAAGCTTATGATGAGTCGGGTTTAGGTGAATTGTTTGCGGATGCCGTTATTGAAGCAGCAAATGGTCAATGCGATAATAAGAGAATCTCTCAAGCAGTAGGAGCAAAATTGAATTGATATGAAAAAAATACTAGCTACAAGTGCAACTTGCGGTCCATGTCACTTGCTGAAAGCAAGACTGGAAAAATCCGCAATATCAGTGAATATAAAAAGCATGAATGAACCCGAAAACATTCCTTGGTTTCGTGAAAAAAGCATTAGAAATGTTCCTATGCTTATCATCGAAGACGATCAAGGAAATGAGATCGAGCGAATTACAGGCGTAGAAGATATTTATAACAATTTAAAACAATGAAAAAAACACTAATGGCACTATTAGCCACAACGATGTTAGCGAATGCTCTGGAGTATGGAAAAGCTTCTTTTTACTCTGTGAAAACAAACAGAGGATCAATTACTGCAAGCGGCGAAAGACTCAACGATACAAAGCTAACTGCTGCGCATAGAACTCTTCCTTTCGGCTCAATCGTTAAAGTGACTAATTTGTCCAATGGTCGATCTGTTATTGTAAGGATAAATGACAGAGGACCATTTATTTCGGGCAGAGTAATTGACGTTTCTCTTGCCGCAGCAACATCTCTCGACTTCAAACACAAAGGCATTACAAGAGTCAAAGTGGAAAATGTAAAAAAATAACTTGACAATCTTTAACTTATCTGTTTAAATCCCCCCGCACAATATTATGGAAACTAATGAACTACAAACTAAGCTAGTCTTATGGCTAGAAAACGCTGCACAAGCAATTGGCGACTTTGCTGTAAAAGAAATCCCGCCTGTTATTCACGAATATCTTCAATGGAAATTCTTTGAAGCGTGTTATTGGGCAATTTTCCCAATTATTTGTTTTATTATCGGCGCATTGATATTTCGCTATGGCATGAAGATGATAAAAGATCCAAAATGCGATTATGATGGATTGGAAGTTGTGCCATCAGTAATCGGTGCGGTAGTGATCTTTGTTGCTACTATCGGAATACTGTCAAGCTCAGTCTCTCGTATTAAAACAGCAATTCAAATCAAGGTAGCCCCGAAAGTCTATCTTATCGAACAAGCCTCAGACATCATTAAAGGAAAAAAATAAATAATATGGACATACTGCTTTCAACAACTAATGGATGGGACGCACTTATTACGTGTGTTATGTTTGGAGTTATTGCTATCTTATTTCTTTCAACACCATGAAAAACTGGATAATCAATAAATGGGACTGGTGGATTTACTTAAGATCGCTCTCAGTTTTACGCCGAATGTCTAAAAGTAATATTGGATTGAGTTATTTGTTTGAACTATATCTGCGCAAATATAATCAAAAAATACATTCTCTCCCCGACTTAAAATCAGCAACAGAATATTTCTATAACTCTCTACCGCAAAACAATGAAGATTAACGAAGACTACAATGTTACAACTGGTGACGTTTTGACATCTATCAAATCCATTGACGATAAACTGTCTATGGCAAAAGAAGGATGGGATGACGCTCCTGTAGATAAAAAATCAAAGTGGATGGCAACAATCAATCAACTACTAGATGATAGGCTCTCACTCATGAACATGCGAGACAAATATTGTAGTTGAAACCAACCAAAAAAAACTTATAATAAATCGCGGGATAGTGTAATGGTAACATGCGAGTCTCATAAGCTAGAGCTACGGGTTCGACCCCCGTTCCCGCAATAATTTTCTATTAGCTGTTGATCTAAAATGCTGGCGTTAATGCTTGCGTGGACTAAGATCTCCTGTGATGGAAGTATATTGCATACTTCTTTGGAGTATGTGGGTTCAAATCCTACACAGCTAGCCAACTTCAATAACAAAACAAAACACGCTTATGACAGAAGAACCATTTATGAAAATGGACGGATATGAAAAATGCATTGTGGGGGTTGTCGAGCAATTCGGCAGACCCCCTATTCTTTGCTACGATAAAAGAAAAATTCTAGCAAAGCTAATAGACGATGGAATGTCGTATGATGAAGCTGAAGAGTTTTTTGAATACAATCAAATTGGCGCTTATGTTGGCGATTCTACGCCATGTTTCGTGACTCTGATGACAAAAAGCGATAAAGACTTATTTCAAGCTTTGGGTATAGTGACTTATGAGGGCGAAAATTAATCTCAAAAACTTTGAAAAGTTCAAAGAGTATGTGCATGAATATTGCCAAAAGCACGAAAAAACAATTACGTTAGTTCCACGCAAAACCGTATCACAAGAAGCATTTAAAGATTTTAAGTGCGGCGGTTTTTGCGATGGAGATGAAATGGTTGTAGCCACCAAGAATCCTAATTTTCATACTATATTTATTCACGAATTTGCTCATCTGACACAGGCAGTTGAGCGTATTCCAGCGTGGTATGAGTCTGGAGATATTTGGAGCGCTTTAGACAAGGGCAAGGTGTCGTTGCGGCAATGGGACGAGTTCGTCAAAGTAATTGCCGTAGAGAGGGATTGTGAGCGCAGAGCGCTGAATTTAATCAAGAAATTTAATATCACCTGCCCCGAAATCTATGCTCGTAATGCGAACGCTTATTTGTATTATTATCAGTATGTGTTTCTGACTAAGCGGTGGTCACGCCGTAAAAGCTTGTATGAATGTGAGAAACTACACGATCTAGTGCCAGATAAACTGCTTCCCGCTAGTCATTTCAAGAATATCAATATGGAAGTAATGACTTGTTTTTTTGATTACTATAAAAGATAAAAAAGTGTAATTAAAAGAAATGAGTCCCCGCAAATTACAAAATGAAATAAAACAAGACTTTAGAGCTGATAATTCGGTTTGGTCAAGTTATAAAAATTCTATTGCTAGTGAATTTGCGCAGATAAATTATCAGGATTTAAGTGATCACTTGTTGAGAGAATTCAACAGAAAAATTGTTAATTTGGGATTAAGCGGAGATTTGATGTTTGCCCCATTTGACGCTGGCTTTAGATTCACTGGATCGTCTATCGACACCACTATTCCATCTGCTCTTCTTGATTTTTACTTCGCAGAAGATCGAACGCTTGTTCCAAGAATTGGTGCGACTCCATCGTTCGCTAGAGCTTCTATTGGAAATTATTATGGACCAAATAGAGTGATTGTTAACGACTCAAACCGTTTAATGAGCCAAGGAGGTTCGGTTTTAAATGGAAGGATAATTTGGGAAAGTGTCGTTGGTGGTCCTGGGGAGTTTGATTATCAAGCGACATACAATGGCACTAGATGGGCAATGAGAATCAGATATTGGACAAGTGGCGAAGACTACGAGCAATCTGATTACCTCGCTGCTCTTGGCAGTGAATGGCGACCTGAAGATGCTGATTGGAGCGCTACAGGTATTACTGTTGTTGCTGGCAATACCTTTGGTATTGTAAAAGCGGCTACCAATGAACCTCGTTTTGAATACGATCCTGTAACATTAGAGTGTTTGGGATGGTTAGCAGAAGATTCATCGACAAATTATGTCTTTCCTTCTGCTACTCTGACCAGTCAGATTAGAACAGTTCCTCCTATAGCACATACTTTATCATTTTATGGCACGGGAACGGTAACGCTTGGAGGAACTCACTCTGCGACGATTGTTGGCACAGGCTCAACTACCCGCACGACTTATACATTCACTCCAAATTTTGGCAGTTTATCATTAGATGTGACAGGCAGCGTTACATCTGCACAGCTTGAAAGAAAATCGGCAGCTTCATCTTACATAGAAGCTGTATCTGGTTCTGCAACAAGAAGCGCAGATGTTTTACAATATACAAATATTTCCAGTTTTTACAATGAAACTGCTGGAGTGCTTTTTTGTCAATTGATTGTGAAAGGAGTTTCTTCCGATTTCTCCTCTGCTTGGTTTGGTGGTTCCCAAAATGGAATACGAATGCAGAATAGTAATTCTTTAGCTGGAGTCATTACCAATGATGAACAAACACAGTTTAGTAATACCATAGGGAGTGTTGCGTATGGAGCGTCAAGAAAAGCAGCTATGGCATTTCAAAATAATGGCAGCGCTGTTATTTGTTTAAATGGAACTCTTGGAACTCAAGATAATGAAGTGCTATTACCAAGATCAGAAAATAACGGCATAGAACCGACAAATTTAGTGCTATTTACTAATCAAAATTCAATTATAAAGTCTTTCCGCTATTATTCTGTTCGCCTCTCTAACTCACAATTACAAACATTAACAAGTCCATGATTGACTATATTTTAAAATTCCCAAATAAAGAAACAGCTCAACAATTTGGTTTAGCCAATGGTTTTGCTACCCAAAACGAAGATGGTGAAATCGTCACCAATCTTGCAAATCTCGAATACGCTTTGCATATACATGGCGAATATTATCCAGAACCGCAAATCGAAAGCGAAGAAATTCCAGTTGGCGATGGTCATTGGTGGGTTCTTTTCCGCGATATTTCAGAAATGCCAATTCCAGATGGCGGAGAGCAATACATCTATTGGTCAAGTGCATCTGGATCTCCGCGCCCCACTGGAGAAGGTGTGCCAAATACTTGGTGGGCAGAATAATAAAAGATTAATCTTTTACTTTTTGATGTATTTTTCGGGATCTTCTTGGAATCGTTTGCCAAGTTTTATGATTCCATTGATTATTTCTGGACTAATGACACCAATAATGCCATAGCAAATGGCTTTATAGAGCGACGAAATATCTGTCTGCTCCAAAATAAACCACGCAATAGAAGAAGAGATTGCCGCTGCGGTGATCTTTTTTGCGTATTCGAGAATACCAACTTTTTTCTGAGCCGACAATAAGCGAGCTAACATTGCTGCTGCACCGATCAGAGGAATGACCCAACCTCCGTCTAAAAACTCCTTGATTATTGATTTTTCTGGCTCCATTTGCAGGTATTTACACTAGATTTTTTTATTTAAAATGCTTTTTTAATGCTTCGTAAAATTTAGCAAATTCTTTTGGATTAAGGTCTTTTTTACGGTTTGGAGCAATCGTTCTGTGGTCAGTAACCATGTCAAGAGTGATGTTCCATTTCTTCATGAGTGGCACGATATATTCAATCGCAGACTCGATTGCGGCAGGTTGTAGCGGCTCTGTGTAGGAACTACGCTCAAATGCCACACCAATAGAACAGTTATTGAGGCTAGTCATACCCTTAAACGAGCTTACACCAGCATGATACGCTCTATTGTCATCGCGATTCGTGATCGTGCGTCTGCCGTCACGCGCAATGATGCAATGATAACTAGCGTAAAGTCTTTCGCCAGTTGATGGATTGTTGATTTTACTAGTCCAATCAATTGAGCCGTTGTAATTACCTTCTGTATCGTGCATAACAATAGCCTTGGGAGCGATTTTACGGGCGCGTGGTCCGTTTGTTTGAGGCGACAAAGCAACTGTTTCAGGATATTTATTAGTCATTATATTTGGTGTCTTAGGGGTAGAAAGCGGCAAACTTGGGGTCGAAGATTTCGCCCCAAGTAAACTTGTAAGTTTTGAGAAAATGTTTTTCACTTTCTTGTATTTACACCGTATTTTTTAAGTATTCTTCATTTCTTCAATAAATTGACAGATCATTTTGTCTCGCTCGGTTGCTTTTCGAAGTCTGAATTCAGTCTCAAAGGAATGAGAAGAGTAAACAGTCGTTTTATGAAACACCCAATCTTCGTGATTATCGCCATCTGCACGTATCGAATAGGACGTTTTCCAATCAAAAACAGCACAAATATACTTTATCGCGACTTCTTTTGCCTCAGTTGGAGACAGATCGACGCTAATGATTTGAGACACTTTTGCCGAAATCATGATAATACAACCTCCAATGGCGCAAACTGTTCGATTTCTCGGCAGAAACCTTGAACTTGCAGGGTGTCGAAGTTTTTCGCCGCCATTTTAAGTATCAAGATTTTTTGCATAAATTTGCAATAGTCGTCGTTTTGATAAAACAATTCACCAGTTTTTGAATCACTAATGTAATTGTCTCCGATTTTGTATCGCAAAGGATCAATGACTAGCTCCAGTGGGTGATAGCTGCAAAACCCCAAGACATAATTAACAATATCGTGGTATTTGATGTTGATTTTCATATTAGTAGCCCCAGGCTTTTAGTGTGTGTTCAAAAGGATTTCCATCTATTTGTTTAACAAGCTGTAGCATTTCGTCAGCAATTTCGCGAATTTCTTTTTGAGCATGTTCGCTGCGACGAAGCTTAATGAAATTGGCGAAAGAACGCATGTTAAACATAACGTCTCCTTCAATTTGACTGTTGTAAGTCTTAAAGAAGCGAGCGGATTCTTTTGCGCGTTTGCGTCCAAGAACAGGCTCAAGGTCTTTTAAACAAGCATGATAGAGTTCGTTTCCTGCTTTTGTATATGATTCCAACATTTCTGCCCAGTCTTTGCCACCAGCTTTTATACAATTTTCATTAGGATAGATACCTTTCCAATCTTCTGGAATATAAAACTTATCTTCTTTTAGTTCTTTATATCGAGCAGACTCAGCATTGATGGATGCAATACGATGTTTAAGCAAATGAATGTGACTAGCGATTTCCGTATCAACTAGGAAGTGAACCACTCCCTTTTCAAACGGTGTCTCATGACCATTACTCCATAGCATGTCGATTAGTTTTGGGATTCGAGACTTCTTATCCTCCGTCAAATCGCGACTTGTGGAAGTCCATGCGCTACAAGCGATAATTTCGTCGCTTCCATAATGCCCTAGCAGGGTTACTTTATTATTCATTAAATAAGTTTTAGAGAGTTGATGATGTTGTTTAATTGACGCGATTTTGCATCAATGGGAACATTGTGAATGTCAGTATTTCCATGGCGATTTTCAATCACAAAATAGAATACATCTGCCCCGATTTCTTTTGCCTTTTCATCGTAAAAGGCGAATTCTTGCTCTCGACTATTAGTATTTGCTACCACAACGGTATCAACTTGATCGTCTTGCAATGCCGCAACAAAAGCTTTACGACAATATTCGTGAGCCTCTGGAGTGCGTGATGCTTCAAATTGATACTTGCCTTCATCAGAAGTAAAGAAATCATCGGCGCAGCAGATTTTCACATTGCCGCCAAACAGTGTCGCAGCAGCGGATTTGCCAGATCCACTTACTCCGCGCAGGATAATTACATTTTTATTTTTCACTTGATATTTAGTTTTGCTTTGATTTCTTCAAGAGAGGTGAAGATGGTCTTGCCTCCAGTTTTTTCATAAACATGATCGACGCACGTATTGATGTATTGAGGATCATCTTTCCAAGTGCCATACCACGTTTTCTTTTTGATGCTTTTGGAATGAACATGTCCGTGAATGTTTGCTACTCGACCTCGCATTTCAAGCGGGTGAATAGGACAATGCGTTAGCCACATTCGCTTATATGACAACATGCCATAGATTTCATCAAACACTTCTGCTTGGAGTTTTGTTGAAACATAATCATCGTGATTTCCTTTGATTAGAATTTTGCGACCACGAAGATTTTTGAATACCGCCAAAGCTTCATCAGAGAACGCTGCATCGCCCATGACGTAAACGGTGTCATTTTTGCGAATAGTTTGTTGCCAATGATGACAAAAGATTGTCGTGTTGTCTTCCACAGATTTTACCCATGGTCGATATTTAGGGATGTTTTTGTGACCCAAGTGTGGGTCGCCTACGAAATATGCACTCATTTTGATTTACCTTGATCTACGAAATCGTAGAGTTTAAATGGGTTCGTGACATTGGCGAAATCGAACTCGCTATATTGAAAAACATAACCGCCGATTTTCTTTGCGCAATCTCTTGCCCATTGTTCTGCACCTTTTAATGCTCCATCATACGATTGATGGAAGTTATTTTTTTTGTCGAATACTCTGTATTTGCTATGTGCCATATTGTTATTTTGTTGTTTCTAGGATAATTAGAATGATTATTGCTGTTATTGTTTGAAAGTTATTCATAAGTTAATTTGAATGCAACTCGTCCAGTGTCGAAATTGTTGGTAACGTAACAGTCGATGAATATTTCGTTGCCGTGAATTTGCGTGGAGTTAATTTGCATTATGTATTGAACTTTGTCAAGAACTATTTTGTGTAATTTTTCGGGCATTGACTCAAATTGCTCACAAACAGGTTCGTCGCCAAGCTTCCATGGGAAGAGATGGTTCTGACCGATAATTGTTACTTTAGGCATTTTCATTGTTTTTTAAGTATTGTGTGTTTGATTCCGTCAACGATGTCTGTCATTTTAATCAAAGAAAGAAGATCTTTACGCCCTCTTCTTTGATAGCCAGTATAGAGTGGCATACGAACCTCTACGTTGAGTTGAGAAAGATCGCACAGCTTTTCACAGAGTCGCGCCAAAAGCTTTCTATCTACCAGCAGGAAATCGTGTTCACGCTCAAATGCAATGATGTTTGAAGCTCCATAGAGCCAACCCCTTTTTCCTTGCACGTTGGCAAACTCAATCCACACTACATCATCGTTGTATTTGTCATCTGCGCGTTTCACTTTCTTGCGCGATTTTACATCCACTGCTGTTCTTGGAAGCCTCGATCCTTCGACCCAATAGTCAATGTGACGAATCTCTTCTTGAAAAGAAGATTTCTCGCAAGATAAACCTGCTTTTCTAATAGAGCTTTCAAACGAGGACTCAGCTTTATCGCCGCTCTCGAATGCCTCGCCTGTTTTGTCGTATCTGTTTTTATAAGCCATCTCTGTTATATGATACCAAAATCTTGCCATTGTCAAGAGAAAATTTTACGTTTTTGTCTCTTTTTTTTATGTAATTTAAATAGGTTTTTAATTTGTAGTGTCGTCGAACTTCTCCAACGAATGGTTTATTGTGATCAAATTTATTCCAGTAAAACTCTCTAAATGCTCTAAAGTTTTTTACCAAATCAAATGGACCACTGAAAATAAATTGTATTTCTATGTGGGCTTCGCGCTGAGAGAGAGCAACAAAAAATGTGACTTTGTTATTGTGGCTACAGTAGAAAATATCACATTCTGTCAAAAGAAATTCGTAATATTTTTTAATTTGGATCATCTTGAGTGACTGGCTTTTAATGGAACAAAAGTCATAGGGCTTTGAGCGGATGCAATAATCTATCACTGCTGATGCAATCATTTGATTGTCGTTCTTTAACTGCTGAAAGTTCATTTTTTTAATTTATAATAGTGTAAATTAGAGTATGGCACAAGGACAAGATCGGATAGCAAGCAGTTTATTAGAGCTGCAACCCACAGCTATTATAGAGCTTTTTTTACTCTATTTCAATACTGTTGACAAACCCAATGCATTTATTGCATTTCATGGTGGATCTGTCTATAACAAAGGAATTGTATGGCAAGGT